CTGCACAATTTGTAGTTTTTTTCGCAGTTGATTTTTTAACTAATTTCAACATTGTTTTTTACCCTCCATATTTTAGCTATTTTGTGTTCAAATTTATTTTCTAAATATTCTATTATGCAAGCTAACTCTGATTGGGTGTAGTCTTTTGCATAATCAGATTTTTCATACTCCTTAATAGTTTTAGATACATGATAAAAAATATCTTCATAATCAGTAAATGTTTTTAACTTTGGATCTTTAAACCATTCGCTTAACAAGTCATAAAAAACAAGAAATTTGTAAACTGGGTTTCCTTCGTGGGCGCTATCCCATAATTTTTGATTGAATGTCATTTATTCAGTCCTCCTTAATTGTTCAGTTGCTGCTTCAATAATAATCGGCCTGAATGCTTCCCACACAACTTTGTCATTGTGATCCCAATTTGGTTCACAACAGTCACTAGGTAAACTCAAATCATAAACTTTCAATTTAAGAACTCTTAGTTCTCTGCCTCTGTTCATTAAACCATTATTGAAAATATCGTATATAACATTGGATGCTTTTCTAAACTTTTCTAATTTTTTATAATTTTTGCCTTTGATTTCTCCCATTACTGGAACTTTATCCCAAAGAGCATCATAAAGTTCTTTATAAGATTTATGAATCCCCCAACTTATGTTTTCGTCTGTGTTATGTTCGCTACTCATTAATTTCTCCTATATATGTGATTTATCCTATACTTTTACTAAATAAAAAAGGCCGTGTCAATCACGGCCTTAGTGTTAGCGTCTACGCTTAATTGTTTTTGGTGGTCTTTTTTTATACTTGTCATAGTCTTCGCCGTATAAAAGTTTGCCTATCCAATCAAATAGAAAAAACATTTTGCCTCCTTTCATTATTCATTAATTTTTTTCCTTTGGACAATATTGACGTTTCCACATTTCAATATTAGGCCAATTACATTGCGGATCATTTCCAATGGTATCGTAGTCCAACCAACCATTAGATTCATCGACGCCTTTCAAAAAAGCTAGATATTCTTCTTCGCTATCAAAAGTATATTCCTTGACATCGTCTAAGTATTTAGAACTACCCCAAGCTATGTGGATTTTAATTGGTTCAAACTTTCTCAACAAAGCTTTTAGTTTTCTGTAATCTTTTTTAAGATCTAACTCATTTTCATAATGAAAACCAAGTTGAGTTTTAGAGTTTACCGCATCAACACCCTGAGAAAGACCCGTAGACAATATGGCTCTCATTTCAACCACACAGCTTTTCAACAAGTCTAAATCTTCTTTAGATAGATTATTCATCTTTGTCCTCCTTATAAGTATCGGTCAGCTCAACCGCACTTAATAAATCGTCATCAGAGTACTCAGCTAATTTTTGAATTATAGCTTTACGGACATCATCTGCCGTAACTGAAAGATAAGGGTCTTCAGTAATATGGTTTACACTAAAACCCAAAAAACCCATGCTATTGTAACTCATTCTGCACCTCCATAGATCTCCACACCATTTGGTTTTCTTGCTCAAGGCTGACATTGATGTGCTTATTGAAGTTATCGCAAACTTGTCTGCAATGTCCCCAAGAACCTACAAACTTATCAAGTTC